CCGGTTAAGATTTTGGCTGGTGATTCCATTGGCCCTGTTCGTCTTCAGCCTGGAGCTGGCACTACTGTACGCAATATGGACAGCGTACAACCTCTACTACTCGGTATTGACTTTAAGGTTAGCAATCTTAAATCTGAGCAGTTAAAGACATCCATTAGAGAGATGTTCTACGCAGATCAGTTGCAGCTACAGAATGGGCCGCAGATGACCGCTGAGGAAGTGCGGGTGCGCTACGAACTGATGCAGCGGATTATGGGACCGGCGCTAGGGAGACTAGAGAGTGAGCTACTCAAACCTTGTATTGACCGTACCTTTTCTATCTGCTTGCGGGCCGGTATCCTTCCGCCTATACCTGACGCCCTTAGACAAGCCCAGCAACAGGGGAAAGTTACACTTAAGATTAGATATGAGGGGCCGCTTGCTCGTGCTCAGAAAGCGGTTGATGCCTCCGCCATCCAGGAGCTCTTTCAAACAATTGAACCTCTTATGCAAATCAATCCCAAAGTTGCGGACGTGGTGGACTTCGATGAATGTATCCGACAAATTGGCGATATTAAAGGCGTACCACCATCATGTATCCGAGATGCTGAGAATACTCAAACCTTTAGAGAGCAGGAAGCGGAACAAGCGGCCCAACAGCAAGCCATGGCGCAAGCGAAAGACGCAGGTGCGGCAGCTGGCAACGCGGCCCCGATGGTAGAGGCTCTTAACAAGAAACCTGAGCCAGGATCGCCAAATGCATTGAGGAGCATCCAAGGTGGCAAAACGGCGGCTTAGCTACAGCGATAAGCAAATAGCGAAGGCATATGCTGGACTGTTTTCAAGTCCGGCTGGCCAGATAGTTCGCTGGGATCTTGAGGATAGATATATTTGGCGTGCTGCAGTCACGTTGCCGGACTTCAATACCAACCAATTTTTCTATAACGAGGGGCGCAGGTCCATCGTACTAGAGATAATAGAGATGGCAAAACGAGGAGAACCAGATAATGACAGCACCATCAGCGCCGAGCCTAACCGCGACCCCGCCAGCACCAGCAGCACCTTCGACCCAGTCGACAGGTCGGGAGTGGGTGACGACGATAGTTCCGGAGGCTCTTAGAAAGGAGCCTTGGCTGGAAACTATTAAGGATCCAGCAGACTTAGTAACCAAGCATAAGGAGATGATCGCCTATCAAGGGCGATCTATAGCCATCCCAGGTAAAGACGCCAAACCTGAAGAGTGGGATCGGGTGTACGCCAAGCTGCGCCCAGAAAAGGCCGAACTCTATGAAATGCCTCACGAAAATTGGCCCAAAGAAATACCATACGACGAAAAATTCGAAGGAGGAGCGCGGGCAAAATTTCATGAGCTTGGTTTGACGTCGGGACAAGCCAAAGGCCTCTACGAGTGGTACATCGGCCAGAATCTGGAGGCCGTGAAAGGAGTTCAGGCCAGTCAAGCCACCCGTTATGACGAGGATTTTGGGAAACTAGAGACAGAATGGGGTCCGAACTTTAAAAAGGAGTTCGAAACGGCTCAGAAGACTCTTGGGTACATCGTAAATGGGGATATGAGCCACCCAATCGTCAAATGGCTGGAAAGTACTGGGGAAAACAAGAATCCAGTCCTGATTAAATTTTTCAACGAAGTCGGAAAGAAGTTCATAGGAGAAGATGAGCTTCGAGGAGAAGATACTCACGTGCCAACAGAAGAAGAAGCGGTAGAAGTCGAAAAGGCCATTGCAGCGCACCGTGCTGATCCAAAAGGTCCATTTATGGACGCAGCACATCCTGGTCACAAACTGGCCGTCGCAGAAGTGAAGAAACTCTACGACCGCAAAATTGAAATTCAGAATCAGGGGGTAAAAGCCTAATGCCTTCTAGCGAAGTGATGCATAAGTGGAAAAAGGGGAAACTTCGCTCAGGTAGTGGAGAAAAGGTCAAAAGTCAGAAACAAGCAGTGGCCATCATGCTTAGTGAGAAGAGAAATGAGGAAAAGCATGGCGGTCATTATATAGAGGGAAAACAGAAGAAATTTAAGAAGCGGTAGCCCTTTACTTGCAAAATTTACTGTAGTATATACATACATCGTGGGCAACTCGGCGGAGAGCGGGGTCCACGGTCAACTGGCTTTCCGGTCACACAGTCCCTACTGTGAGGCGGGTCTCGAAAGAGGCAACCCACCGTAAACGATCTTAATCGGAGGGTTGCTTTTGTCAACGTCAATCGATCAAGCCTTCGTGCAGATGTACAGGGACAATGTCACGTTCCTGTCGCAGCAGAAAGGCTCCCGTCTAGAGTCCACAGTCCGGCGTCAACCGGATATCGTGGGTATGAACTATTACTTTGAGAGAATCGGCGCAACAGCTGCCGTGCAGAAAGTGAGTCGTGCCTCTCCGACTCCCGCGATCAGCACTCCCCATTCACGTAGGCGCGTGTCAATGACTACCTACAACTGGGGTGATACCGTCGACAACGATGACAAGTTGAAGGTGCTGATCAACCCAGAAAGCGACTACACCATAAATGCCGCCAATGCCTTCGGTCGCTTGAAGGACGATATCATCGTAGCCGGTGCGTTCGGCACATCTCAGGCTGGCAGCGATGGCCAGACAGCGGTCCCTTTCCCTAGTGCCCAGATACTCGGCGACGCCGCGATAAATAATGACAGCACTTTGCAGCCTGGATCCAATGACGGTGGCAGATGGTCCATCCAGCGGCTCCGCGCAGTGAAGCTTCTGTTCGATTTGGCCGACGTCGATCCTGATGAAGAGCGTTTTGCGGTTATCTCGCCCTATGGTATAACCCAAATGCTCTCGCAGCCACAGATCACCAGCGCCGACTACAATACCGTGAAGGCATTGGTTGAAGGCGCGGTTGATACCATGATGGGCTTTAAGTTCATCATGTCTAACCGCCTACCCCTGGTTGGTGGAGTGACCTTCGGTATCAACTACCCCGCAAATGCCGGCATCGGAGTAAACACCGGCGATAGGCTTTCCCTATTCTATGCGCGCTCAGGGGTTGGCCTAGCAGTACAAGAAGAAGTCATCACCAAGATGGCAGAGCGTGCCGATTTGTCCTTCACCACCCAGTTGTATATGGAAATGGTGATGGGGTCAGTGCGAATCGAAGAAGTGAAAGTGGTTCAGACCTCAACGGTCGAGCCGTAGGAGTAGTCATGGCCAATTACTATGATGATCAGATTGATTTCCTTCGAGGCAACTCATCGCTTGGAGGACTTCAAGGCTCTCCTGGGAAACTGCGTGGTACCAACGCCAAAGGCGGATTGCAGGTATGGCGGTTCACCTTCACGAATACCACTTCCACTAACGCTGGTGTGTCAGTAGTTCTCGCTCAGAACGACACCATGGATCTGGCATATCTGGAACCTCAGTGCCGTATTTTCGGCCTTTGGGTTGGTGTGCCAGTCGCAGGTGGCGCTGGCTTGACGCTAAGTGTTGGTCGGGTTGATCCGAATAACTCGGCGAACAACAGTGCGGCTCGTTATCTGAGTGCGAAGGACATTTCGGCCCAGATCCTGACCGCGACGGAAGTTATGCTGCTTTTCGGAGACCAGGTGGGAACCGACGAGTTGGGAGATCAGAGCACAGGACAAACGGCGCCATCATTCGGCGCGGCTCCGATTATCATCCGAGCAACTTTCGGTGGTGCTGTCGCCGCTGCGGGATTTTCCCTCAACGGAGCGATTTTCTTCGCTAACTTGAACCAAGCCTAGTCCGTTCTCCTGCTCGGCTGGTTCGCCCCTCTCCGGATCCCCCACCGGAGGGGGGCACTTCGGAGGCGATATGTCGGTAGATACGGGAGTACAGCGGTCGAGTGATTTAGATATCGTTAATATGGCGCTGGTGAAAATTGGCCAGTCGCCCATTGCCGCTTTCAGCGATAGCTCTATCGAAGGGACAGCATCGGCTACCCTGTACTGGCACAATCGTGACATGCTTTTACGGAAGATTCCCTGGAGTTTTGCCAAGAAATGGGCGAATCTAGCGGCGCTCAAGCAGGCCCCGTTGGCCCTAGATCTAATATCACCGGCTGATCGTGGCACGGGCCAAACAATTTTCACGTACGCATTTCAGCTGCCTAACGACTGTCT